ACCTGAGAGCTGGTCAACGCGGTACGAGAGGTCGTCCAGCTCCGCTTGGAAGGTCTGCACGTCGTCTGCCACGGCTACAGCGTCCGCCGCGTCACTGGCTGCCGCGTTGGCGGTGCTGAGGGCGGTGCTGGCGTCACTGGCGGCGGCATCAGCGGTGGACTGTGCGCTGTTGGCCGTGCTGATCGCGGTATCGGCCTTGCCGTCCGCCGTGTTGGCGGTCGAGAGGGCGGTATTCGCGGTGCTGAGGGCCGTGCTGGCGTCGCTCGCAGCGCTGTTGGCCGTGTTGATGGCCGTAGTGGCGTTGGAGTTGGCCGTGTTGGCCGTGTCCGAGGCCGACTGGGCAGTCAGGTTGGCCGCGTTGGCGGTGGTCAGGGCCGATTCAGCGTCATCGGAGGCGCTGTTCGCCGTGGTCACAGCCTGCGAGGCGTTGCTGGTGGCCGTATTGGCGGTAGACAGCGCCGTATTGGCCGTGCTGGTGGCCGAGTCTGCCGTATTACGGGCCGTGGTGGCCACGTTCAGGGCGTTATCGGCGGTGTTCAGCGCGGTGCTGGCCGTTGCGTTGGCCGTGTTGGCGGTCTGGACTGCGCCGTCTGCCGTGTCCTGCGCGTCTCTGGCATCACTCGCGGCCTGTGCGGCGGAGTTCTGCGCGGCGGTGGCGCTGTTGGCGGCGTTGGTGGCTGCGGTCTGTGCGCCTTGGGCGGCCGTGTTGGCGGCTGCGGCCTGTGTCTGCGCGGTGGTCGCCTTGGAATCGGCAGCCTGTGCAGTCGTCAGGGCGGTGCTGGAGTCGTCAGCGGCGGTCTGTGCGAGCTGGCGAGCCTCGACCGACCGAGCATCGGAGTACGTCACGACATCCTGAATCTCCTGCACAGCGTACAGGGTCTGGCGGAAGGACGCATCCAGCTCAGCTTCGCTCAGAGCGGCGAAGTCGGTGAAGTCAACCAGAGGGTACTGCTTGTTGGTTTCTCGATAGACCTTAAACCGGACGCCCGAGGCGACTGCCGGGGTAATTTCAAACTGGGTGGGACTGAGGAGCGTGCCGATGAGCGGCGTCTCCGTCTCCGAACCATCAGGATTCTCGGTGATCGTCACAGCTTTCACGCTGTCCGGGTCGAGGTACGCCTCGGTGCCACCGCCCTGATCTGGACGGGCACCAGCAAACGAGACATTCCAGATGGTAGTGGAGCCGTCCCCGACGCGGTAGTTCGTAGCGAGGTAGCTTGCCATGTTGTGTTCCTGATGAAATCGTTGTATCCTATTAGTGGATCACCGCCACATCCCTGTGGCGATGGGCCTTACAGCCGGTCGTCCTTCTCGTCCTCGGAGCCGAGGGCGTTGATGGGCGGCACGAGGTACGGCAGGTTGCCGCCCGGGAGCTGCTTGACGGCACGGCCGAGGTCCGTCGGGTCTTTGAGGACACCGAACAGGTCGTTGGCGTAGCCGATGGCAGGGATCGCCGAGCCCACGGTGCCGTCGCGGCCACGCACCCGGACTGCGTCTGGCTGCAATCCAGTGCCGAAGACGTTGTCGATGGTCCCGAGAGCCCCGGTTCCCACATCTAATACGTCCGCACTCATCCCCGCCAGTGACGAGTAGTTCATCAGCGACCGAGCGAGGACAGGGAGCGCGAGTTGCTGCTCGATGTACTCGTCGGCGTCGTCCCGGCCACGAGACGCAATCCAAACGCGGCTCATGTGTATCGGCAGAGCGAAGGACATCATGCCCAGCAGGTAGCCGAGCGCCTTGACCGTCCCCTTGGTGGCTGACACACGAGCCCACTGCTTCTCCATCGCGGTGAGGGAGAAGGTACGGAACTGCGTCAGCAGCTTGATGAGGTCGTGGTGCGCCCAGTAGCCGGTCTCGCCGATGTAGTTGCCCTGAATGATCTGCTTGGCACCACGGTTGACAGCGGTGGCGAAGCGGTGGGTGATCTGCGGGTCCATCTCGGACACGTCGAGGCTTGCCAGATCACCGCGCTCGTCGAACTTGGCGATACGGTTGAGGTTGCTCTTGAGTGCCCGGCGAAGGTCAGCGTCGATCCCCATGTCATCCAGCATCACGTCGTCCCGGCCATCACGTACCGCCTTTAGCGCCTTGCTGACGATCTGCTCTGCCATGCCTCGGGTCTGCGCAGCGGCGACGTAGTGCCACATATTGTAGAACTGCATCTTGCGGCTGGCTCCACGCACGGCGCGGCTGAACACACCCAGCTCCTCCCCGCTGACGACGAACATATCTTCGGTGTCGGCGTACGGGAAGATGTGCTTGTACTCCCCGCCGATCTCGCCGCCGACGCGCTCGATGTCTTCGAGGATCGGGTTGCGCTGTCCCTTGCGCAGCTCGCGCAGCATCCGGGGCATCATCTTGACGCCTCGGAAGGCAGCAGCGATGCCGAGTGCAGGCACGGCGTTGGCGAACTCGGCGAATTGCGTGAACGCCATACCACCAAGCCGGCTGGTCGCAGTCAGCATACGGAGGTTGTTGACCCACTCGATCTGGTTGGCGGAGGTCATGGTGCCGTAAGGTGTGCCCAGCATCTCGCTTGCCGTCTGGTCGAAGGCACGAAGGGTGTCTTTAAGCTCCCTGCCGCTGAGCTTCTGCCCGTCCCTGCCGTACAGGAAGGCATCGCGGATCAAGTCGAGGCCATGCCGGCCCATGATCCCGCGCTTGGCCAGCGCCACCTCACCGGACACACGACGAACGTAGTCCCGGTAGAGCTTGAGCTGGTTCGTCTCGTAGAGATCGGCCAGCGCGAAGGACTGCCCACTGTCCGGGTCTGTGAGCCGAGCGGTCAGATCGAGGTCAAGCCGGGACTTGGTGTACGCTGGACCGCCTGTGTTGATCTTGGCGATCACCTCACCGATGGCGTCTTCCTTCACCCCGGCGTCCTTGAGTGCGTTGCTCACCAGCTTGGCGGTGGCAGGCGAGTGGACGTTGGGGCTTGGGTTGACGCCGCCCTCGGCCTCAGCCCGCATCCGGTTGACCATGCGATCCGTGACCTGCTTGCGCAGCGCGGGGTCGCTGATGTAGTCCTCAAGCTGGCGGCTAAACTCGGCGGAGAGGGCACGCTGCTGCGCATTGCTCAGGCTCGTGACCTTCTTGGCGGACAGGCGGCGGGAGAAGTACCCAGCGCTGGATGCGGGGATATTCTCTGCACCCGGCGTACCGACCCGTACCTGATCGTCAGCCATCTGCCGGTAGCCTCGCTCCAGCATGTCAGCGGTGGCACGGATGTTGGCGTCGACCTCGGGGTCTTCACCACGGTTCCGGCGTGCCATGTACTCGGTAAGCTCGCGGTTGAAGCGCTCGGGCATCCGCTGGTTCAGCACGTCGCCGTACCACCGGCCACCTTGCTCGCGCCGCCAGTTGTTGTACATCGTCTCGAACTGCTCGACGTGCCGGAAGTACACGCGCTCGCTCATGTACTTGTCGAGGGCTGCCGTGGTGCGGCGGCCACCGGCCCCGGTCGTATTCTCCAGCACGACTTGGGCGTACATCTTGGCCAGCGGGTGCTTCGAGCGCAGCAGGTTCTGTGCCGTGGTGGCAAGGTACGGTGCCACTCGATCCAGCCGGCCCAGCAAGTCCCGAGTCCGGGCCTCGTCTACCGGGTTGTCCTTGACCCAGCGCTCTGCCCGGTGCAGCATCTCGTTGATGAAGCGCGCCTTGCCCGGGTCGTCACTGGCCAGCAGGTCGGTCCCGTAGGCCAGCTTCGCCCGCTCGCGCTTCGTCCGGGTATTCAGGTCCGTGAACTCGTCGATGCTCTGCCGGCGACGTGCAGGTGCCTCATCTGCCGCCGGCTCTGCGTCCTGCGGGGCGTTCTCCTGCGGGGCAGTACCATCGGTCGGCTGTTCAGGAGCGGCGCTTGTAGGGGCCTCCATGTCCGCTCTCGCGGATGCCTCGATGGCGGCGGCGTACTCGTCCGGGGACATACCCTCTGCCCGGCGCAGCACCTGCTCCTGCGGGTCCACGCCTGCGGTGCGAGCGCGGTCGAACCAGTTGAACTCGTCAGCCTGGATGCGCTGAGCGGCCCGGCCGATCTCGTCCGGCGTGGCGTCCGGGCCGGCTTCCACCTTGGCCCGTTCGTACACATCGCCGAGCTGCTGGCGGTAGGTGTCCTGAATGCCCTTGAGCTGGGCTTGCGTCTCCTGCGCGTTGATGGCGCGGTCAGCCTTGAGGACGAAGGGCGAGAGGCCCAGCCCGAAGGCGGCACCGAACGCGGCCGAGGCTGCGTAGTCGGCGGCGTCTACTCGGCGGCCACTGGCTTCGAGGATCGCTTCGGCGGCCACGTTGCCGGCAGCACCTTCGCCGACCAGCGAGCCCAGCGCTGCGGCTGTACGGCCCTCGGCCAGCAGGGCGCGGCTACCCACGCCGATGAGCTGGAGCCCCTTGCCGACGCCGGCACCGGCCAGCCAGCCGGCAGGGTCTAGCAGGCCACCGGACAGCATGGTGGCGATGCCCATCGCTGTGCCCTTGGCGAAGATGGTCTTGTTCTGCTCATTCTCGCGCAGCGCCTGCTCGCGCATCGACTTCGCGTGATCGAGGCTCACGCTGTCCTGACGAATCCAGTCCACCTGCTGCGGCGTGAGCCCTTGCTCCAGCTCCTCACGGTTGGCGAAGTAGTCGAAGTCCGGGTCAGGGTCGAAGTCCTCGCGTTTGATGCTCTCGATGATCCCGCCCGTCACGTTCTGCTGCCATGCGGCACCGAACATATCGGCCCCGCTGACACCCTCGCGCCAGTCCTCGGCAGCGCGGAGCTGGTTCTCACGCTCCTGTGCGATGGCGGCGTTGAGGTTGGTCCGCTTGAAGCGTGGTGTGACCTGAGAGCGGAGGAACGTCTCTGCGGTTTGCGTCGGGTCCGCGCTGAGTTCGTTGGCGAGGTTGGTTGCGGCTTCCGGGCCGTCCTCGCCGTTGCGGCGGGCGATCTCCAGCCGCTGTGCTGCTGCGTCTTCGAGTGCGTTCTCGAAGAACTCGGGCTGGTTGCTTGACTTATTCGCCCGCTTGTTTGCCTCCGTCTGGCGACGGATGGCTTCTTCTGTCATGTTGAAGATGTCGTTTGCCATGTGATGCCTCCAGTGGGTATCAGGAAGGGACCGTTGCCAGTCCCTTGCGGCTACCCGCTACTTGCTGTAGGGAATCGGGTTGTTGCCGAAGTTGGGTCGAATCTCCGCCTTCTTGCGGAGTTGCTCGATACGATCCTTGAACGTGCCCTGGAGCTCGTCTTGGTCGATCATGAAGTAGTTGAACTCTCCATCATCGTAGGACTCCACGAAGTACGAAATCTGACCGTTGTTGCGTTGCTGCTGGATGTTCAAGGTTGCGTCGTCGCTGATGCCAAGCTCCTGCATCTTCTCGCTCAACGTGGTGTCGAACGTCAGGCCGGCGTCCCGGGTGTTGGTCTTGAGGACATCGGACAGCTTGGGATCGGCAGGGTTCTTACGTGCCACCCGGCTGCCAAGGATGTCCACCCGGCTGCTGACCTCGGGCCACGCCCGATCAAGCTGCTCCTCGGCGGTGAGCGACGTGCCGCTGTACCGGCGCATGGGCTCAGCCACTTCCTCGACGATGATGTTCCGGCTGTGCTGATCCAGTTCAGGTGCGCCGAAGTCCAGCAGCCCGGCACCGAAGCGCTCGTTGACTGCGTCCTCGACCGTGCTGCGCTCCGTCTCGGTGAGGTTGACTTGCTGCGGAGCCTTCATGACGCGGTTGTACGCCACGTCTGCCGGCACGCCCTGCCCGTTGGCCGGGTGCATCATCTCGTACGCCTGCTGCATCTGCGGGGCGTACTCTCCAGCGTACGCGCTGGCCGCTGCTTGCCCGCCCGGCTGCTCGTTTAGGGCGGCGTACAGGTTCATGCTGTACTGCCACGCGGCGTTGAAGTCCTCGCCCTCGCTGGCACGCATACCGCGCTGAATCTCGGATGACAGGTAGTTGAACTTGAACCCGCTTTGGTTGAACGAGTTGACGACCAACGGCTGCCACTGGTTATCGCCGGAGCTGAGGTGCTGCTTGATGATCGACGTGCCAGTGGCCTGTGCGTCCGTGCCGCTGACGGCCCCAGCAGACACGAGGTTGCCGATATTGCCGGTGCCGATAGCCATGCCGATCAGGCGTTGCTTCTCGACCAGTGCTGCCTGCTTGGCTTGCGCGTCCTTGGCCTCGTCCCGTGCCCGGCGCTGCGCCTCGTAGATGCCTTGCAGGTTGCCCTGCACCAGCCCGGTCACATCCCCGGCGTCGAGAAACGGCCGGTCGATCCCGGTGCGCTTCTTGACCTCGGCGTTCAAGCTCTCCACCCGCTTCATCAGCTCGTTCGGGCTGATCCGCCCGGCCCGGCTCTGTGCGGTGAGCTGAGCCAGCTCTACGTGGTAGTCGCTCATGGCGAGGTCGCTCAAGCTGCGAGACTCGTACGTGCGCTTGGCGTCACGGAAGCGGGTGCGCATCTCGACCGGCATGGCGTCCACGATGCCCGCATCCTCCAGCATCTTGACGTAGTGCCATTTCCCGGTCTGCATTGCCTCCTGCCCGGAAGCATAGACGGAGTTGAAGTACGAATCCTCGGTCTGGCCTTCCAGCGGCTGCAACGAGTTCGCGGCCTTGAGACGAAGCTGGTTCCAGTCGTCCTCGGACATGATGCCACGCTGGTAGGCGTCCGCCCCGCGCTGGAGCTGCTCTGCGTTGACCACGCTGGACTTCGTGAACTCCTCCTGCATCTGCTCCTGACCGAAGGCGTAGTGTTCCTTCGTGTGCGTTCGGATCAGAGGCTGTGAGGACTCCAGAATCTGAGCTTGGATGATGGCGTCGGATTGCTCGTCACCAGTCAGCACCGAGTCTGCCCGGTTGAACAGCTCGGCTTGGAACTCGTCCGGGTTCAGCCGGCGCAGCTCGGGCATCTCTGCCGCCATGCCGTTGACGACTTCGTCCACGGCTCGAAGCTGAGCCATCTTGCGGGCACCTTGCACGGAGGCAGAGGGACCGAAGATTTTGCTGTACCACGGCTGGCTGTCCACGATGTCGGCGAGAGCTTCGCCCTCGATCTGCCGGCGTGCGCCTTCGTAGAACAGCTCTTGTTGCTTGCGCTCGACGTAAGGCTCAAGGGCAGCTTGGGCCATGCCTGACACTGCCTTGAAGGTTGCCTGATTGATGGCAGCTTCCTGATCCACCTGCGCCGTCGAGATAGCGTCAGGTGCTTGCTGCATCGGTGCCGCCGCCTGTCCCCGGAAGCCACCCGACAGCCTCGTCGGAGACTGTTGGGCGGTTGAGGTCGGGTTCACGCGGAAGGCATCAGGCCGGAAGTACGGTTGCTTGGCCATGTGCCACCCTTAGATTGAGAAGTTGCGGTTGCCAGAAGACGAACCGTATGCTTGCGAGAAGAAGCTGGTGCTTGATGCCTGCCCGGCGCTATCGCTTCCCCCACCGCCCACGTTGGACAGCGCGGCTTGTCCAGAGGACGAGCTGGCTGCCGACATAGCGGAGTTGAACATCGTGCGCCATACGCTGGGCACCTTATTCTTCTCAGCGTGCGCTGTGCGATAGTCAATCTGGTCGATGACCATGCTATCGTCCAGACGGTACGCCACGTCTTCCTGCATGTTCGTGAGTTGGCGAAGGGCGTCGTACGTGTAGGCGTCCTTCTGCTGTTTGAGTTGGTCGAGCTTGCGCCCTTCCGAGATTCGGAGGGTGCTGTTTATCATGTCCCGAGTACCACCACCGACCCCGGCCGCGCCAAAGGCAGCCGCCATCGAGCCGGCCTCGGACGCGGCAGCAAGCCGTGTCTCAAGGTCCGCCTCTTTTGCGTCTTTCCTCATGCGCAGCAGGTTGGTCTTGAGGGCCGACTGTTCCAGTGCCGCCTGCTTGAGAACCCGCTGGTTGCCGACTGACTGCTTCCAGCGGTTGAGGTTCCCTATTGCAGAGGCGAGCTGGGCGTTGCCGGCCCTCGTGATGTTGGTGGCCTCGGCGTTGGCCTTGGCGATCCGGTTCTGCGCCTTGATCTGCTGGCGCTGATTAAGGCCCTGACCGAATGCGCCGGAGAAGGCCGCGAGGGCTGCCCACCACATTGGCTGTTACTCCTATCGGTTACTGAATGCCTGACCCTGCCATTCGATAGTGGTGATGGTCAGGGGTAGCCACCACTTCGCCGCGATGCGGAGCCGATGCTCGCGGATTTCCCGGCCGACGAATACCCGATGCTGCCCGTCGCGTACCGGCACAGCGCCAAGGACCACCCGGCTGTCGTTGATTCGCCAGTTGGTGAGGTCGAGGATGCGCCGCACGTCGGAGTCTGAGCCGTCAAGCCACATATCCACGGTGAACGCCCCGGACTTCTGCACGGAGATCAGCAGAGAGCTGAGCGTCATGCGACCATCGAGGATCGCCACACCGTCACGGTCGCGACGATACGGGCTGGTCGGCTCGAAGTACGCTGGGAAGGGCACGCCCACGTAGACATCGTAGACATCCACGTCGTCCAGAGCGTACAGCCGCTCCTGCCTCTCGTCCTTCGGCACACCGAAGTACGCCCGAGGGTGGGCACCGCCCAGTACCGCCCAGTACGCTTCTGCCTGCGCGGCTGGCACGTTGCTGTGCACCTGCTCCCCGACAGCCCACGAGTCAAGGCATGGCACCGAGTCGATGTCGCTCTCCCGGCTGAACTCGTCAGCAACGATCTGCCACCCTTGGTCGTTCTCCCGCAAGGTGAACACCACGATGTTGTTGTCGTGAATGGTCAACGAGATCATCTGACCAAGCCGCTGGTCCCACTCCCACCGACTCCACGAGTCGAAGTACCGCTGGTCCTGCCCCGGAGCGTCGAGGAAGGTGTACACGTAGAAGCCGTATTGGTTGCTCTCGGTGCGCAGTATCACGTTCTGCGGATTGGAGGCCGTGAGAATCTGGTACGGCCGACCGTCGAGGTACGTGCTGAGCTGCTGGCTTACCGAGAAGGCGTCCAGCGTGTCCGAAAAGGCCCCGGTCTGCATCTGCATCAGGGCGGTGCGTCCGCCTCGGTACTGTGCGAAGAACATCTGGCCACCGAGGCTGGTCGGCGTGGCATCAGTCGCGCCTTCGTGGGCTGCGAGGACCGCGATGAAGGCGTTGGCCGGCGTCATAGGCTCACGACCATTGATGAGGTACTGCTGCCGGTCCCCGAACAGGACGAAGTTGCGGTCGATCATCGCCCCGGCTCGGATGTAGTCGTCCTCTGACCCGAGAGCGTAAATCTCGATTGGGTCATCCTCGTCTACAGACAGCACCGACTTGCGGAAGAAGTTGAAGTAGTCACCGCTCCGGCTCATGAATACCACTGCCCCGGCTACCATGACCAAACGGTCTTGGAAGATGCCAAGGTAGTTGATCGGGCGGTTGAACACCTCGGGCAGAGGAGCAGAGTCACCGTCCCCGGCCTTGCTGGGAAGGAACGTGGGCACCACAGTACCGTCCCCGACGTTGCCGTCAAGGTGGGCTTGCAGATTGCCCGGGTCTACCCCAAGCCAGAGTTGTCCATCACGGATGGTGCCCATCAGGAACATGAAGCTGGGCGTGTACTGCCGCCCGGCACCCTCCCGCCAGATCACATCGCGGTATCCTGACTCTCCGCCGATCTTGGACTCCGCCGTCACGTAGTACGGGTCAGCGTCGGTGATCTGGACACGCACGGTCTTGCCTACCCAGTGGATACGGGTAAGCTCGTCAAGGGACTTTACCGTGTTGGAACAAGCCACCATCGCTGTCCCGTCCCCGCCGTCGTCGGCAATGACTGCCGTGGCCCCATTGCACATGACGTGGGTGTTGATCCGGTCGAAGTTGATCGAGGGGTCGCCGTTGAATGCGTTACGTGCTGCTTCGACCAGCTTCTGCGCGATGTTCTGCGGCTGGATGTCGGCAGTCGCAGCAGCGAGGTGCTGGTTCACCGCTGCATTGTAGGCGTTGACCCGGTCGTTGACCTCCTTCTGGTACTCCTTCCGCACGTCGCCATTTTGGTCGAGAACAGGGATGTCGCTGGTGTCCAGCACACCGTCGTAGTACGACTTCATGGTGGTGTAGCTGACCGTACGCGACTGCTGGCCAGAGTTGATCGTCAGCACGTAGGTCCGGCTGTACTCGCCGGAGCGCACCCACACCATCGCCCGGTCGCCAGTCTGAGCCACACGGTCCACATCATTTACCGAGGGCCGGTATACCCGGCTGGCCATCAGCACGTACTGGCCCACGTTGGCACATGAGCTGATGCCTGCTGCGAGGACTGAGACGCACTCGCTGGTGTAGTTCACCGGCAGGAAGGCACCAGTGTCTTTGTTGTAGCAGTAGGCACCCTCATTCTGGATGCCCTGCCCAGCATTGCTCCAGTCCTTCGTGCGGTACAGGAGGCAATACTCCTCACCTTGGAAGTAGAAGCTGTATTCCTTGAACGTCCCGAGGTCGTCCCGGGTTGCTTGTGTTGGTGCTGCATTGAAGATTTGAAACTGGCCACGGAACTGCGAGCCACGGCGTCGACACAGGCCCCGGATAGGGTCAGAGATCATGTTGACCTGTTCCCAGTGCTGACCCTCAAGCCGGTCCTGCGGCACCTGCTCGGACACGCCACGGACCAAGCTCTTGTAGGCACCTGTCTTCTTAGCCATTAGCGAACCCTCAAGCCTGATTGGTGGAATCCGCCCGGATACCGGAGCTTCGCTCTACGGTAGCCGGCAGCTCCCTGCCCGAGAAGGTTGGAGTTGGAGTTGCGGATGTGTTCGGTGTTGCAGGCGCGCTCAGCAAGGGCGTAGTCGGCCCGGACCTGCTTGATGCGGGACTCGTCAGCGTCATACGATTCGACGAAGCGGACGATCACCGCTGACTGCACCAAGTCCTGCGCCAGATACGGCAAGTCCTCGAACTTGAGGAGGCGGACGATGGCAAGGTCTACGCTGTCGGTGAAGCGGTACGAGCCTGCGGACAGATCGTACAGGCGGCGTCCCCGTGCAGCGTACTGGAGCTGCGCTGAGTCGGTGTCGAGACTCAGGAAGTCCGGTGGCAGCGTGATCTCCGCCGATTCGGTGTCCGGTTGGAGGGTGACGATCTCCTTGTTGAACCACCAGCCACGAGCCTGCACCCTTGCGTTCGCCTGCTGGAGCAGCTTGGTCGCTGCCGAGACGTACGGGTGGTCGGTGTCGAGCGAGTTGAGCGGAACTTCGCCCAGCGTCGCAAGACAGGTGTTGACCACGTCCAGTGAAGTGATGAACATGGGCTCTCCATATACGAAAAGAACCCCGCCCAGCCAATGGGCCAGACGGGGTATCGGTCAAGGAAGCAGAATGGCCCCGGAGTATTCGGGCCTGTTCGGAGTCACACCGTAGGACAGGTGCGAGTCGACGAACCACTGCTTGTAGATTTTGTCGTAGAAGACATCGGATTCCAGCGGGATAGTCTCACCGGCCAGCAGGGCACGCGGCGAGAACGCCAGTGCTACCAGCTTGGAGAAGTCGCCGTTGTAATCGTCGCCCAGCAGGTGGCCAGAGATGACGGACTGCGGGATGTTGTTGGTCGAGATGACCGGGATGCCGTACGCGGACAGCACCCTGGTCTTGACGCTGTTGCCCTCGGCGGTGAGGAACTCGCCGTTGACCAGTTGATCCGCGTCGAGCAGGGTGTAATATTCGGTCGGAGACAGGAACAGCGCGAGGTCGTCGGCCAGCGGGTCGACATCTTTCTTCTCGATCTTCTCCAGCAGTCGACCGATGGCCGAGTACAGCTTGGCCGGGTCGGTGCGGTCGGCGGCTGCGGAGAGAACCTGAGTGCTACCGCCTTTGTGGCCGTCGGTGTTGCCGTACGGAGAGCTGGTGAGCTGCGCGGCCTTGGCCGCTTGGATCAGGAAGGACTGATCCTTGAACTTGGCGATCTTCTTGCCGTGTTCGTCGGAGACTTCCTTGCGGGCATCGAAGGAGGTCTGGAAGACATCGAGCAGCGGGAACGCATTGCGAGCGTAGACCACGGTGTCGATGGTCAGCGAGAGCTTCGAGAACTTGCTGACGGTTGAGGGCGGTGCTTCGCCGGGCTGCACTTTACCGAGCTGCGCTTCGCCGACTGCGAAGTTGGTCACGGTCGCGGTGCCCTTGACGGAGCGGACGGGAATCCACGGTTCCACGACGGAACGCCGGGCGATGGTGCCTTCGACCTGCCCAGTGAACTCCTCGATTACCAGCGCCAGATCGTTAGCGGGGTCGTTGTTCTGACGGTTTGGACGGGTGACGTTGTCCCAATTACCAAGTGCCATGTGTGTAAATCCTTTCGACTGAGGGTGGTGCCGAGGGGCCTGCCAGCCCTCAGCGTTTCTTATCCTATTAGTGGATCACTCAGCAGACTCGCGCTAGATCAGCGCTTCAAGCGGCGTGCCAGCGCCTTGTATTCCGGGCTCTGCTGGTAGGCGTCGCCGTACTTGGCGTGCAGCTTCTGCGCCTCGGCGGCCAGCTCTCGGCGGGTGATCGGGCCGTTGCCCTCACCTGCCTGCCGGGCCGGGGCCGGGTCAGCGGCAGCGGCCTTGCCCTTGAACTCGGTGCCGGTGGCATCGCGGTACGCCGATTGCAGGAACTGCGCGGCGATCCGGGCGCTCAGGCCGCCTTCGCCGAGCAGCTTGTTGATGACCTCCTTCTCCTCTGGCTCAGCGTTGGCGGCTGCCCACTGCTGAATCTCGCCCCACTGCTCCTCGCCGCCCACGGTGTCGTGGAGAATCTGCTGCGTCTGCTGCGCGGCCTCCTGCTGCTGCGAGGCGAAGCTATCGTACGACTTGCGGGCGAGGTTCAGCACCTTGTCATAGCCCTTGGCGTCGGCCTTGGCCAGCTCGATCTCCAGTTGATCGAACTCGCCGTTCTGCGCGGCCTTGACTGCCGGGTGGTCCGGGCCGAGTCCGTAGCTGCCGATGTAGCCCAGCACGTAGTCGAGGGTGGCGTCGCCCGTCTCGGCGTACTGCACCTGCTCCGGGCCTTCGTTGGCCGGTTCCTGCTTGGGTTCTTCCTTGGGCGCGGGCTCTTGCTTAGGCTGCTGGGCGGGTGCCGGATCAGCCGGGGGAGTGGCCGGGGCAGCGGGTGCGCCGCCGCCGGCATCACTACTCTCACCAGCTTCGGCGGACAGGACTGCGAGTGCGTTCAGGAGGAAATTGCGCATGTTCATTCACCTTGGGGTTGTTGACGTTTGGCCTGCTCTAAGGCAATGGCCTGTTGTTGCTGCGCCTGCTGGCGCTGTTCTTGCCGCTGCTGAACTTCCTGCTCAGTGCGGAGGTACTTCTGCCGCTCGATGCCGCGACCGGCTGCGAGGAAGTTGTAGATTTGCTCCTCTTTGAGCCAGTCCCTGATCTCGGGCGGGAGCTGTGAGATGTTGGCCACGTCCTGAATGAACAGGCTCATCTTCTCCAGCTCGGACTGCCGGCTCAGGGCCTCGAAGCCGGTGATGACCGTAGTCTCCAGCTTCGTGCCGTCAATGCTGATCTCGGCCCGCTTGAGCAGGAACCGTGCCATTGGTGCTTGGAGGCTAACGGCCAGCCGGGTGTACACCCCGCCTAGGCCCGTCTCCAGCTCGTTGGCCAGTGCCCTGATCTCCTGTGCCGTTACGCGCTCAGCGTCACGGGTCACAGCGGTCATCATCAGGAACCCACGGCCCACGCGCTGGGCAGTCTCCTGCATCATGGTCGAGACGGCGGCGAGGTTCGCACTGACCGGCGCGGTCAGGAGCGAGATGTCGTTCTGCGTCCCCGGGATCGCGTCGCCGTTCTGGCTCTGCGCGATGTCATCGGGCCGTGCCTCGCCGCCCGGGTTGGTCAGGAAGCGCCACAAGGACGCGAGGATCGCGCCGTCTGTCTGGCTCTCGGCGTACAGGTTGAGGGCTTGAAGGTCGCCGTAGTATTCCTCGACCAGCGACACGCCGTAGTGGTTCTTGGCCGGCAGCACCCAGCACTGCGGCTGCCAAGGCAGGCGGTCATAGCTGGCGTACTTGCTGTCGAACTCGGACGGTAGCCGGGTGTCGTTGATCCACTGGCTGACAACGTAGTCCGTGCTGCCCTTGCGACGCTCGACCCAGTGGAACAGGTGAACCTCAGTCTCGTCGGCGGCTTGTGTGCCACCGGCCTTGAGGTACGCCTGCTTGGTGTCTTCGTCGAGGACTTGGAACTCCATCGTCTCTCGGACCAGCAGCTCGATCACCTCACCGCGCCGGGTGCGCTGCACCACGTAGTCACGGAGCGTGAACAGCGAGAGCTGGCCGTCGTCCTCGAACACCGGAAGCACGTCGCCCACGACGATCAGGTGCTTGGCGATCTCGAACAGGGAGGGACGGAAGCTGCCCTTGGCCATCTGCGCCATTGCCTCACGCTCACCGTTGGAGAGCGCTTCTTCGATCTGGCCTTCCTGCATCCCGGCCGACTCCACGAGCTGGCGCATAGCCTTGGGCTGGAGCGCCAGCCGGAAGAACGGGCTGGTCGGCTGGAACAGGGCGAGCATGATCTTGTTGGCGAGGTGATTGACCGCCTGCGCACCGATGGAGTGAAACGAGTTCTGCAACGCCTCGTCGTTCTCGTTGTACTGGTCATCGGGGAACAGGTACGGCAGGGTCAGCTTGGCGTATTCCTCGCTGCGCCGGAGCTTGGTTGATCGCTGGTTATCGAGGGCAGTGAACCGGGCGAGGGCTGTGTTCTCTCGCATGTGTCACTCCTAGATACGGATGCTTGGGCTTTGGCTCTCGCCTTGGTTGCCGACGAACTGCTGCCGGCGCTTACGGGCAGTGTCGTACTCGCCGGAGTCACCGACCCGTACGTCTGCGTCTTTCTCGTCAGCCTGATTGCCCTCGTTGGCACGTTGCCGGAGTAGCTGCTCACGCTGCTGGGCCGAGGATTGTGACTCAGCAGCCTGCCGAGCGGACTCAGCAGCCTGTCGTGCTTGCTGTTGGGCCTGTTGGCGGATAGCCCTCTCTTGTCCGGAGGTGTCGATCTCCGGTGCTACCATGTCACCTGCCCACTCGAATGCTTTCTCGAATGGCTTGGCGACGGTCTTGAATACTTTACCCATCGGGTATCTCCTTGGTCATGATTCGACATGCTTCGGTGAAGCCATATCGGGCGTAGAGTTTGGGCAGTGCTTCTCCTCGCTGTCCAAGGGTCGATAGCTGGAGCTTGTTACACCCTAGCTTCCTTCCCATGTTCTCCATGCACCCAACCACATAGTCCAGTCCATGAGTACCTTTCCTGTATCTGCTCAGTAGTACCTCATCCAGAACTCTATCATGAGAGAACTGGCAGTCTATCTGTTGGAAGATCAGTAGGTATTCATTCTCGATGAGGACTATGGTACAGGTATCCTCTAGGTTCTGGAGGACTTCATCTACTGTCTTGTATCTGAATGTGTGTCCTGCTCCTCTGTGTAGATTCTTATAGGAGAGTAGTACATCCCTGACAATAGATCGCGCAGCCTCTACGTCCTCGACTGGATCAATCTTGCCCTGTGTGATTCGGTACATCGACCACGTATCCTTCCCTGAGTTTCCTCAAGGCGTGTTGAACACCGAGGTTGAATGCGTACTGCTCACCTGATTCGCCGTGCATGAGGCCAGTGCCGGGCAAGGATTTCTCCAGTGCGCTGTACTGCTCTTGCGAGAGAACATGGTGTTCCACTCGGCGAGTCACGGTCTTGACAGAGGGCCGGGGCTTGCGACCCCGGCCAAGTAGGCGATTGAACAATGACAACAAACTCATGTTGGATTATCCTATTAGTGGATCAGCAGAAAAAGTACGTGGAATCGCGTACTTGCGAGAGGTCTAAATTGCCCTTCTCGGGCGGCTCGGGCAGCACGTCGCCGTGTGCTGCGTGGAACTCGACCAGTGGATCGTGCGCCTCGTACATCTTGACGAACTCGTCGCGGATCAGCTCGTACAGCTCCTGAGTGCGGTCTGCCGTGGTCCCGTAGTCGTCGTGGATCATCATGAGGTCGTTGATCCCACGCGCCTTGGCGGCCCGTATACAGCGCTGCATGTGCGCCGCGTCGAGGGAGTGGACGAAGTTCGGGGCGATGCCGTTGGCGTGCCGGCGCACGTCGGCCCGGTCCTCCTGATGCTCGCCCACCATGACCCTGATCTGCACGCCGCCGCTGATCCTGCTCGTGACCCGCCTTGTTTCGACCGCATTGTACCGCTGGCGGACGAGAAAGCCGTTAGGGGTACGCCAGCACAGGTCCGTCGCGCCGGCCCGCACAAGGCGTCCTGCGGCGTTCTGGAGCCAGTCCATTGCCTCGCGTCCCTTGATGACCACCCGGCCGATGGCTGACCACATCCGGTGCGATAGCCACGTCGCGGCCTGCGTGTACTCCTCCTTGCTGAACTCGGGGGCCACGCCTTTCTGGAGGTAGTCCTTGAGGATGAAGTCGCTGCACGAGAACCGCGTCGAGCCGTACGGCAGCGTCATGACCGAGCGCTTGCAGACCTTGCGGTTGATGCCGTGTGCCAGCCATTTGTGGGCGAAGCCTGTCTCGTCCTCGGCCAGCTCCTGCTGGATGACGCCAGAGCAGACCACGGCGACGATCCCGTAGATGTCCTGCTGCTGCTCGTTGTTGGTCAGGTTCGTCGCCTCTCCGCCCACCTCGTCGCGCATCATGGCCGAGAAGTGCTGGAGCCCGTTGCACGATCCGTCGAGGCCCACGGCTAGATGGGTTCTAAACGAGTCACCAAACTGACACCAATCTGCGTACTCGAAGCACCATGCAAGGAACTGGAAGGGCTTGTCGGCAGCGGTCCAATCCCGGTATGAGATAGGGTCAGCCGCCATCCGCAAGATTGATTCGCGGCGCTGATCCACCCACGCAACTCGCTCGGGGAGAGTGGCCTTGTCGTATCCGAAGCGGTTGGCACCGTTGATCTTGAACCACTCAATAGCGCGAGGATCGCTGAGTCGAGCGCCTTTGCGAAACCGGATGAGAGCCTTTTGTAGATCGCTTCCTTGAGGGGACACTCCTCGGGACTGGGCGTAAGCTCGACCTCGGTAGTCCAGTTGATAGACGAAGCGGATGCAATCCTCGTGCTTGAACTTGTCGGCGACTCGGAGGGCTTCATAGTAACGTCCCCAGTGCGTACCGCGAACCTTCTTCTCGGTGTGCCAGATGGCGACGGCACGCTTCCATTGAACGAACTCATGCAGTTGCTCCTCGGTCATGTCGCCCTTCTCCATGTCCGGCGTGAGCCAGAAGGGCTGCTGCGGCTTCGGTATCTCGGCTTGGCACAGCACATCGCCGACATCGAAGTGCCGGGATACGAGCTTGACCGTGTCCAGAATGCGGGTGTTGATCGACCATTCCGTGTCTTGCAGGGCGGTCAGGTCGTCGAGTACCGCCTGCGGCACCTCGTCGCTCCCGATGAGTGGGCGGCCAGTGATGCAGCTCGGGGCAGTCCGTCGCATCTCGGGCGTATGCCAGCCGCCGTCCATCGGGGATACCCACGGCTTGGGCCGCTCGATGCAGGGCATAACCTGCGGGAGCGTGAGGCTGACGAAGCTCTTGATGTTGTCCAGCAGATCGAACACGTCGGGGCTCAGGGCCACGAACCGTTCCGATTTGCCCTGCACCGCCCGGATCGTCGTGGCGATCATGTCGAGGTCGGCGAGTTCGTGCAGCAGCGCCATGCCGACCAGCACCCTGTCTGCCGTGGACCAGTCCGGCAGGGCGATGCCTTCCTTCTCCGCTTGGTTACGGAACACGTTGAGCCGGTGGCGCTCGCTGCGACTCATGCGGTTCTTGAGGTCGGATACGAGGACGTTGAACAGCGCCGGCTCAATCTCCTCGAACTCCCGCAGCACGACCTCGCCAAATACGAGGTTGCCCACCCGCTTGGCGAGGTCGGTCAGGTTCAGCTCAGCTTCACCGACCAGCACGTTGAGTGCAGTCTTGACGGTGAGGTACGAGATAACGTCCGAGTCTACCCCGTCCAGCAGCTTGGCGACCCGGTTCTTCCGTGACGGGCCGGAACCAACCGCCGCGTACTTCGCAGCGATCACCTCGCTAAGTGGCAAGACGAAGCGCCGATAGACCGATGCTGCATAGGGGTTGGCGCTTGCCCGGCTGTGCTGCTCGTTCTTCTCGTAGGCGTTGAGGGCCAGCTCCTGACCCTTCTCCACCATCTCGCGCTCTAGTTCGGCCTGTGTCATGTACTCGCCTCAGTAGTCTGGTGCTTCTTTGTCGTAGCGGATACCCTCGAACCGGGGTTCCCGCAACGACCCCTTCTTGCTGTCGCCAAGTGCGTGTATCTCGACGATCTGGCCGATGATGACCGCGCCGCCGTTGGCCCAGTACAGCTCGCGGGCGCTATCGGAGAAGCCAGTGCCGACGCGCAGCTCCTTGCCGTCTTTGTACCGACAGACGATGGCCCCGAGCCGTCCTTTGTGCTTGCCCTCGCCTTCCTCGACACCGATCACCCGCAGATCGACGGAGACGCGATCCTTGATCTTGACCACCTCACCGCCTGTGCCAGCCCCGGCCTTCCATGTACCGTCGAAGCGCTTGGCCACCAGCCCGTCATAGGCGTCGGTCGGGTGGTTGGCCAGCTCCTTGGCCTTGGTACCAGGCCGAATCGAGCGTGCTGTAATAGGTAGCAGCACGCTGGGTGCGCGGATGGCCCGGACGAGATCGTTCCGCACCTCGCGCCTAGTAGCGTACGAGATGTCGCATACGCCCTCGATGAAGTCCTCCAGCGGCACCGTGTCGAAGACGATGTACCCGAGCGACGGGCTGGCGCTGTGCCGTCGGAAGTTCCCCGAGATGGTGCGGTGAGGGACACCGGGCTCCCATGCCTCGCCGAACAGCACGCAGTGCTGCGGCGGCAGGGTCGCCAGCGAGTCGATGATGTGCTGACAGGAGCGCACAGGCTCCCCGGTACGGGAGAACAGGCGGATGTCCTTGCCGTTCAGCACGGCGATCATGTGGCAGCCGTCGTATTTGTATTCGTAGGTCCAGCCGTCTCCCTCGGGCACACCACCTTCCGGCAGGTCGATGGCGGCGCGGGTCTTGGCAGACAGCTTGGTGGGCTCGATGGCCTTGTGGACGAGGTGCTTCCGCTCGGGCAGCTCAAACATCGTACGTCTCCTTGATGTAGCGGGCGATGGTCTTTGCCTCGGCCCCGAGATCGACCAACGACCCGACGTTGCTGACCCGGATGTCGGCCCCGTCCACGATCTCGGCGACGTATGCCTCCGATTCATGGACATCGACGGGCGTGGCGTCCGGGCGGAGAATGCCGATCAGCAGGTCGCAGCCCTTCACCTCGTTGTGGAAGCGCACGCCCGGGCAGAACACCACCTGAACATCCGGGTAGGCGGCGCAACGAGCGCGGTACACGTCGATCCAGAAGGTAGCCCGTACCCTACGCCCACCCTCGGTGCCGAGGAGCTGACAGAAGCGCCTCGGGCTGATCTGGAGGGTCTGGCCGTCGACGTATTTGCCGGCCCGCAGCGCGGTGGCGAAGTACGCGAACAACTCAGCGAGGTCATCAGCCCCGACCAGCTCGCCCAGCACCGACTCGATAGCCTCGCACAGCTCCACCTCGAAATGCTCGAAGCGAATGCGAACCTCTTGCTCCTTGTGGTCCCGGTCGTACACCCGGAGCCCGAGGTACGCGGCGATCTCGCGGATTGGGTCAGCGAAGTCCATCGTGATAGGTCGGCGGCGACCGGCGTGGACCAGATGGTTGGTGATGAGCTGCGCCAGTGTGTCCTTACCGGCCCCTGCGAGGCCGGCGAATCCGATTACTGTTGCCATTGGTGTCGCCCTCAGTCGGTGACGTGGTCGAGCTGCACGGTAAACTGATCGTACAGCGTGAAGCGGCTGTCCCGGCGCGGAACGTGAAAACCGAGCCACTGCGCGGGGATACCGCAGAAGCCAGCGATGCCGCTGTACTCGATGCCGGCGTTGTCCGTCCCGAAGAACGCACCGTTCACGACGTACTGCCCGGCGTTGAAGCTGCTGACGTTGTGCTTATCTCCCATGCGGAAGTATGTCAGGTGCGATTGAATCTGCTCCGAGCGCTTGACCTTGTGCGAGCGCATGGCAGACTCGTTGACCGACACGCCGACGCCGTGTTCGTACAGGGCGAGCTGGCCGTAGAAGTCCACCACCGCGAAGCTGCCCTCTGGGATGGTGAACTCGACGTTCGTGTAGCCGGCACGCCGGGTGATGTACTCCAGCGAGCGGTACAGCGGATAGCTGAGCTGCTCCAGCCCCGGCTTCCACATCATCAGGCCGTGGTCGTCGTGGTCGTGGTTGCCGGTGACGCACACCACATCCACCGCCACGCCCAGCCGGGCCAGCGGCTCGATGATAAGCTCGAATATGGCGACCATCGCGTTGTGTATTTGCTCAGCGGTGCCAGTGTCCGTGGCACGGGCGCTGTTCTTGTGCTTCTTGTCCGACTCGATCACATCGCCGAGGATACCCAGTACCACGCGCTCGACACTGTACCCTGCCTCGATCTTCTGGTTGATCTGGAACATGGCGGCACGACCGTACTCGAACAGGCGGGCACGGGCGGTGTGCGTGTTGTAGTTCTTGGCGAGCTTGCCGATCTGGAGGTCAGAGAGCAGCATCTCCACCGTGCAGGGTGTGCCATTTGGGTTGTGGTTGATGCTGTAGTCGACCGGCGGCCGGCGGTTGATCGTCTCGCAGACGTGCTCGATTGCTTCCCTGGTCAGCTCGATGTTCTCGATGTACTCGGTCAGCGAACGCACGTCCTTGCGAAGCTGGTTGTTGCTGATCTGCTGGTTGCGGGTCTTCATCACCTGCTGCGCCCGGCCGATCTCCTCGCCAGTCTCCGACTCGTCGAGGTTCATGATCCAGTGCCGGACGAGCTGGCGGCTGACGAACCCTCGGCCTTCGGCGGTCAGCAGCTTGGCTGCCTTGGCATAGCTCCCGCCCTCCTTGTACGCCTGCTCGATCTCGGTGCGGTCGAACTTGTCTCGGAGGGTGAGCTTAGCTGCGTGGTCGATGTTCATGCTTGGTCCTTGAGTTCCTGTGCGATTGCGTAGCCGATGTCGTGGATCATACGATCCCAGATGTAGTCGTGCGGGATGTCTTGCAGGCGGTGCATCTTCTGCGTCGCGCCGTAGCGCTTACCGTCGATCTCCACGTCAAGGCGGTAGCAGCGGTATTCGTAGGTGGACCACCACCCGGGACTGGGCTTGCCCCGATGGTCGAAGTACGTGATGTCCCGGTGCAGAATCTTCATGCCTTCTCCTTCGCCTTGGCCCGAGCCTTGCGTGCCTTGGCGTTACGCTTGAGCCGCTTCTCCTCCTCGGTCCTGTGCGTGCTATGGAAGGGGCGGTCAGAGTAGTCGTCGCTGATGTACTGCACGACACCAGCAAGGAACCGCGCCAGCCGTCCGGTGTTGGTCAGCTTGTGGCGCGGCATGTTGTTCTCGATGTGGCCGAGCATGGCGTTGCACCCTCGGTGCAGCACGCCTCGGCAGCGGCCAGTCTTGTGGTCGTGGTCAAGGACTTCCTCGCCCTTGGCCACCTTGTCGCCGCACAGCCGGCACCTCCCCGCCTGCTTGGCGAGGAGGTTGTCCCGGTACGGCTTCGTCTGTGATGCGGTCAGTCGGGTTTGGTTCGGCATCCTTCTCCCTCGAAGTGTCGGCCGCAGATCACGCAGCGATGGTCCAGCGGCTGCGCGAAACCTTCCGGGCAGATCGGTGTCGGCCGGGGCTCATACAGCGGCACGGCGTCTGGTGCAGTCGTTGCTGCGTCGTACTCAGTCGGATCGTTTGCCATTCTCGATCTCCTCTACCCATCGGTATTGCTCAGCGATCCGCACCTTCAAAGCGTCGGCAGCAGCACGCAGAGCCACATGGCGGTGGTCATCAGGATCAACCACCCTAAGCCAGTCGTCAACGCTCGCATGTTTATCCTCCCTCATCCAGAGCAAGGCGGCTTGTTCAACCATCGCAGCGGCCCAGCCCTCGTCTCCGTAGAAGTTCTGGTACAGGTCCGCCACTCGATGCAGGGCGTGCGTGTCGTTCTCGCAGTCGGCCAGCATCTTCTCGGCGGTCTTCTCGCCCATCTTGGCAACCTTGCCGTTGGGCTTGTAGTACCCGGGCAGCCCCGGTATGTTATCGGCGGTGTCGCCTTGCAGCATCTGCTGCCAGAACCACGCATGGCCGAAGGTCTTGCCCGTGATCTCGTTGATCGTGCGGAACACGCCGGGCTGTGCGTGGGTCAAGGCGTAGCAGTGCCAGTCGATGTGAATGCCCGGAAACATCCGCATGTCCTTATCCGCCGAGCCGATGACTGCCAGCTCCCAGCCCAGCACCGCTGCGTGGTAGGCCATGCCGTCGTCGGCCTCACGGTCGTACCACGTCTTCGTCTTGAACACTGGGCCGCTGTACGTCTCAAGCCACTGGCGCATGGCATGCCAGTTCTTCGGCTTGCGGCCCTTGTCTCGCTGACCTTGGTACGGCTTGACGGTTGCCGAGATGAACCGATCACCCTTGTTCGAGCCACTGGCAGTCAGGTGGATCACGACGCGGTCGGCCCCGCTCAGAACCTTGAAGGCGTCGATCTTCTCCAGCGCATTCTGCCGGGCACGACCGGGCTCTGTCTCGTCGTTGCCTGCCGCGTAGTACGCGAGGTAGTCACCGTCGAGAACTAGCACCCGTCCCTTCACAGGGGTAGGTGCCGTGATCGGTTGGTCGTGGCTGGTTTGGGCGGCGGCCTTACCGACCGCCTCCTTGAGCCAGTCTTGCATCAGGATACTCCAGCGAGCGGGTCATCGTCGTCGGCAGGGGCCGGGCCGCTGTCCTCGTCGGCTGGCTTGGGGTCAGCCACCTTGTCTTCCTCGGGCAGATCGACCTCGCCTTGCAGAATCTCGTGGATCGGCGAGCCCTCGAAGTTGTTGGCCTGACGAATCCAGTCCTGAAAGACGTTCTTGGACTTGGCCGGACGGACGACCTCTCCGGTCTTCTCATCCTTGATGGCCTCGTACTCGCCCTCGATGTACAGGCTGTCCCACATCTCCTTGCTGGCGAAGTCCCACAGGAAGCAGCGAGTCTCGCTGATCTGCGGGTCGGCACTGATGCGGTGTGTCTCCCCGGTGTTCGGGTCTTCGTAGTACGGCGACCGGATGGTGTACTGACCAGCGGCGTCCTTCGCAGTGGCGAAGATGTTGCCGGACTTCTTGGCCTTCTGGTGCCGGATGGTGATGAGGAAGTCCTTGCCGAGCAGTTGCGCGATGTGCGTCGCGTCACCGTCGTAGTTCATGGACCGGAAGATTTTGAAGAAGTGAGCCTTCTCGTTGAGGCTCAGGTTCTCCTCGATGGTGATGCGGTGCGGGAACTTCTCTCCGCCGTCACCTTCCCGGGGCTGGTGCTTGGGACCGGACAGCTCGAAGATCAGCCTGACCTTCTCCTTGTAGCTGACCTTGCCTTCCCACTCGTGCTTCTGCTTCCCGCCCTCGATGTACCCAATGAAGCGGGCACGGGCTACGCCTTCGGCCGGCGGAGTGTACCCACCGCTGCCACCCTTGGTGGCTTTGGTCATGTCCGGGCCTTGCTTGGCGGCTTGCGCTACTGCTTTAGAAATGTCGAATGCCATTGTCTTCAATCTCCTAGTTGCTTAGTGCCCGCGATAGGTGACGCGGACGTATTCTCGTGCTTCGTCCAGAAGGCTGGCCAGACCTTCGATGGATTTCTCCTCGGCCATTGATGCTCCCCATGTCGTGTCACTGGGTACGTGGACCGGCTGCGACCAGCCGAAGTACCACTCCATGAATGCACTGGCTGCTTCCATGCTGGCGTGCAGCAGGGCGGCTGCTTCCTTGGCCACGCTGTTGTGGGCGTCGGCATAGCAGGCATCATGCACCTGATTGACCAGCACTGCCTTGCCGCCGAAGTTGCGCTTGCGGTAGAAGGCACGCACCGCGATCCACATGGCAGCCTTGGCCCACTCGGCCCCGGTGCCTTGCACGACGTAGTTCTTGATCTCGGTCGGCGAGAAGCTGGACCACTTACCCTGCCGCTCGACCACGAACTTCGGGGCCGGCTGCTCGATGTAGGTGTACAGCTTGTTGTCCGGCGTGCGGTACGAGCCACGGCGGATGTGTACCGACTTGGCCGGGAAGTCCGGGTGTGCCACCACCTGCCCAGTGGGCACGGCGCTGTCCTCGATCTGCTGCGTCAGGTCTTCGTAGAACGGCTCGACCTCGGGGTAACGCTCCGCGTCTGCATCGGCAAACGCCTGCGCTTCGTCCTCGCTCATGCCGGTGGACTTGGCGATCTTCGCCACGCCTGCGCCGTACGCTCGCTGGAACGAGAACACCTTGGCCTTCTTACGCTTGAGCTTCCACTCGGGGTCGGGGTCGATGCCCTTTACATCGTCGCCCTTGCACTTGAGCAGCAGCTCCTCGTCGTACGGCACACCTTCCTTCTGGCTGACCCGGACGCAGTGCATGTCCAGACCTTCGCGCAAGTCTTGGATCATCTGCGGGCAGGCAGTCAGGATAGCCTGAATGTAAATCTCCAGCGCGGTAAAGTCGGACTGGATGATCTTGCCTTCCTCGCGCCAGCGGCTGACGAAGACCGTCTTCACTCGGGACTTGTCCCCGGAGCTGAGGTTCTGCAAGTTGGGCTTCGTCGAGGAGAAGCGGCCTGTCACCGTGGCCGTGTGGTTCAGGGAGTGATGGATCACGCCGTCCTCGTGGACCAGCGTAAGCATCCCCTTCTTCCCACCCTTGCCATCCTCGGTGATGAAGTACGTGCCCAAGTCCTTGGTCACGGCGGCGTGCCGGGACAGCGCCTTGAGGAACGGGATGTCTCGCTCACCGAGCGCATCCATGACCTCGGAGTTGGTCGAGTACACGCCGGGCGTCGCGCCTTCCCACTCGGGATCGGGCTCGGTGAATCCAGGGAACTCGTACAGGAAATCCTCAAGGCGGGACTTCGGCTTGTCGAGATCGTTGACCTTGACCTTCTTGGTCTTGGGCTCGCCGGCCTTCTTGCCCGACTTGTAGTACACCTGCTCACCGGCCTCGTCAAGCACCGGCTCCTCGACGGTCTTCTGTGCGTACGTCGGGTTGCCGTCGTCGTCGAAGATCGGGACGCGCTTCTTGTACGGCACCGAGCCGCCGAAGATCAGGGCGGAGAGCTGCCGGCGGCTGCCCCAGTTGAACTCGAACGGGATGTCGGTGGGCAGGAACCCGACCAGCTCATCCTTGAGTGTGACCAGCTCCTCCTCCAGCTCGGTGGCGATCTCGCAGCCAAGCTCGTAGTCGGTGGCCATGCCCTGATACTCGGCCTCGATTGTGTACAGCAGGCTGCCCATGTTCAGCAGCAGGGACTTGAGCTGTCCGTGCTTGCGGGCTCGGGCAAGCTGGCCACGGAAGATCAGCTCGGTGTTGCCGAGGTCGCCCTCCTCCCCTGTCTCGGTGTTGCCGACGAGGTAGCGCTCCAGCAGGTCCGGGTCGATCTCATCCGTGTTGACGCCTGCGTTCCACAGCTCCTTCACCTCGTCGACCTTGACGTTGCCACCGTACTTCGGGGCCGTCTCATCGAGGGAGGCGTACTGCACCTGCGGACCCATCCCTTCGAGCAGGTACTCGGCAAGCTGGCAGTCGAATATCTGACCACCGCTTGCGACCCACTCGACCCATGCGTCGTAATTCTCCTGCGACTGCACGACGGCGTGATGGATGTCGAACTTGATGTTAAACCCGACCAGCAGCTTGGTGGTCTTGAGCATGTCGCGGAACCACGAGCTGCCTCGTGACTCCTCGATGGACTCGTGCCGCTTCGACTCACCCCACCGCGCACCTGCTGCCTTCCACCCAGCGAGCACGATGTAGTTGCGTGCGTCGAAGGGATTGGCCTTGCGGCCATAGCTGGTGTAGGTGGTAGTCTCCAAGTCGAAGGTCACGTATGGGAGCAAGTCGCTCACGGTGTTCGCCCTCCCTTGAGAGTAATCAAGATGGTGATGCAGGGTACGATATTCACGCACAGCGTGCGGTTGTATCCTGACCAGTGCGCACCGACCCAGCACGAGCCGAAGCGCGGCAGCAGTCCGATCTTCATGAGCCCTCCACGTACCGCCCGGCCGGGCCATCGAAGATCAGCTCGGCTCGCGGTGACTTGGGTTGTCCCTCGACGTGCAGCTTGTTCTTCGTCAGCCCGATGAAACGCACGTTCTCGAACGCCTCCTCGTTGCGGGCACCTACTGTGATGATGAAGTCAGCCGCGCCTTGCTTGCCCGTCTTGCTATCCTTGAGCATTGACAGAGTAGGATACGGTAGGCCATCGCCCTCCGCACTGATCTGGCTCGTCGCAACAATCGGGCAGTCGTACTTGACGCCCAGCTCACGAGCCCACTGGTACATGCCCTCAAGGATGGAGTCCTGCCGTTGTCCGCCATTGATGACGCTCCCGTCGAAGTTGACGTTGTCGATCATGTCGAAGATCACGAGGCCCGGCTTGATCTGGCGCAGTATCTCCTCGACCTGCCATGCACGGTAGCCGTGGATGTTCAGCACCTTGAGCCGCATCTTGTCCACGCCCAGTGCCTCAGCGTACGCATCCCACAGCTTGCCGGCCTTCTGCATCTCGACCAGCTTCGAGGTCGACAGGCCCAAGGCGGACTGGATGCAGCGCTTGAGGATGCGGTTGCCCGGCCCCTCGTTGTTCAGCCAGATGATGGTGCGCTCGGGATCGTCAGGGTAGACGGTGTCGAGCTGGCCGGCCATGTACGTGACGTTGTCCGAGAGCGCCGTGGTCTTACCTTTGTCCGGGCGGCCGGCAAGGATTCCGAAGTCGCCGGGGCGAAGCGGGCGCATGGACAGGTTGAGGCAGCCCCACCGCCAGTGGAAGCCGGTGTCGTTCACGTCGTCATCGAACAGTGACTCGTCTGCCTCGACGATGGGCAGGTTGAGCGTGCGCTTGCCCTGCTTCTCGTACTCCTCCAGCATGTGCCTGAGCTGGAAGGGAATGTCGATCTCCTCCTCGGCCTCGTACGCAGTGATGGCGTCCGCCATGCGCAGCGCGAGGTCCGCTTCGAGGAGCTTGCCGATCAGCATGTCTCGGCTGCCGGGGTCGAGGTCCGACTCGGCTTGGTGGAAGATGTGGCGGTAGACTTGCAGGTCTTCCTGCGTCAGCGTCCGGTGCGCCACCATGCTGAACCATGTCATGAACTGGCCAGTGAGCGGGATCGTGTCACACTCCTCGGCCTGCTCGAAGTATTTGCCGAAGTCCTTGAGGATTACCTGCGTGCGCTGCTCCAGCGTTCGGGAGTTGACGACGCGCTTGAGGCGGTCGTACTCCTTGCGATGCTTGAGTAGTTGCAGCAGGCTGATGTCAATCGAACTCACTCGATGCCCTCCTGAGTTTAGCTATTAGTGGCTCAGTCAATTCGCTGATCTCCTTCCGGCTGTGAAGTTTGGGGTCACGCTCGGACACCAGATTGCAGCACTGGATGCCCACACTCCGCAGCGTGCGCAGCGTCTTCGCTGCTCCCCGCTTGCCGGCTGCATCGGGATCGAGCCAGACTATCACGGGCTTGCCTGCTTCGATCAAGGCGGACAGCATCGAGCCGTGCAGCTTCGTGCCCAGCATTGACCAGCCCTCTGCGACCAGCCCTACCTTGGCTGCACTCAGGATGTCCTCGGTCAGCACGATGAACTCGGCGGTGCCGTACCGTGGCAGCACCCGGGTCTTGTCCACGTCCGGGTTCAGGTACTTGGGTTGATGATCCTTCCTCACGGCGCGTGCCTGCCAGTACACCACACGCCCATCGTTGACGACGGGCAGGACCACACGCCCGGACTTCTCGTGGTAGTAGAAGCCAAGCTGTGCAATCTCGTGGTTGCCGATGCCTGCCCGATACAGCCACAGGCGCGCCTCCTTGGGCCACGTCTGAGGGTCTTGGTTCGGTGGGCCGGGCGGTGCGACGGAGCTGATGACCGAGCGATCACCAGCCTCGCGCTGGCGGCGGGCCTCGACCAGCTCGGCAAGGGATGGTTCCTTGCTTTGGTAGCCGGGCTCGCCACACCTGAAACAGTACGCCGAGTATCCGTCGACCTTGTGGTTGACGATCATCGGCGTGCCATCGCCGCAATCGTGCGCGACCCTGCTCTTGCCACCGACAGGCAGGGCCTGTGCTTGTGGCAGCCACGAGTCAAGGTCGAGCATGGTTACTCCTCGGCGTAGTGGCGCAGCTTGTCGGTCAGGTAGTCGCGCAGCTCTCGGGCAGACGCGATCGACAGCGTGGTGTGCGGGGCGTCTACCGAGATTGCGCCTACGAGGCCGTCAGTCTGCCCCGGCTCTACCAGCACGCGCACTCTGTTAAAGCCCTCGGCGCAGTGAATCTCAATGACTTCATGTTGGCCGCCGGCCCAGCCGGTGTTGTTCACGGTTACGATAGGCATAAGTCTTCTCCTGTCAGATGACACAAGGGCGGACGACATGCCCGCCCTGTTTGTGCTGCTGTTACTCGGCTTCGGTCACGGTGCCGACGAACTCCACCTTGCTGACCGGCAGCTTCAACGTCTCAGCATCGAAGCCGTCGCCGACCAGCACAGCCACGAGGATGCCACGGTCGGTGTCCTTGGCAGCTTGGAAGGTTCCGTCTTCGACGCTGCCATCACGACGGGTGACACGCACCGGGTCGCCTGCCTTGTGGTCGAACACCTCGCCCTGTGCCTTGGCCTGTGCTTCGAGGGCCTCGGCTTTCTCGATCAGCTTGGCAGCCTGCTCACGCTTGGCGGTGGCTTCTTCGTTCAGTGCGGCGATAGTCTTGGTAGCCATTGTCTTCAATCTCCTAGAGTTTCATTCGGTTGCAATAGATACAGTATTATCTATCGCTTATAAGTTGCGGTTTGATTATCCTATTAGTGGATCACTTATTCCGAGGCGAGTTGAGTCTCCTGTTTATCGTGGGTTTCCAGTGCCTGACCCAGCTTGCGGTGCAGGGTATTGAGCGGCTTGCGGGCAACCCGCGAATCACGGATGCGGGCATCGTGCTTGCTGATCTTCTCGTTGAGTTGGTCGTTCGCATCACGCAGCGAGTAGTCGCGGATGCGGGCAGCCTTGGCCAGCGCGTCTTGGTACTCGGCCTGAGCCACCTCGACTTGCGCTTGGTACACGATGCCGGCAGTCTCGATCTCCTCCTCGGACTTCTCGATCCGGGCGTCGTGCTTGGCCACGTCTCGGCCGAGCTTGCGGTGTGCCAGTTGCAGGGCCTTGATGATGATGCTCATGGTCACTCTCCTTCGTCGGTGCTGAGGTAGTCTTCGCTGATGCAGACGATGTACTCGTCGTCCAGCTCGATGTCGTAGTCGATAGCGAAGTGCGGACAGTCCGGGTAAGTCCAGACCTCAACGACCACGCCGACCTTGCCGATGTCCTCGCCCTCCGGCAGCAGCAGGTGCGGATTAGGGTCGATGGCTCGGCGGGCGATCAGCGGCTCGCCCTCGATGCGAACCTTTTGGTTGACGCTAAACTTCGGTTGCTTGCTCATCGTCTTGCTCCAGCAGCTTGTACCCAATGGCAAGCGCGGTGCCATACTGATCGTCGCGGCCCAGCAGGCCACACTCAGAGAGCGGTGAGATACCCACCGCCCCCAGCTCTGACTCCCATGAATCAAACATCAGTGAACTGTGCCTCCCTCCGGGTCGACGTTGCCGACGATGCTGCCGAGCGCGGAGTCAAGCTGCTCGGTCACACGCGGGATCAGGTCTTGCAGGGCAGCGACCACCGCGTCGGCGTGCTGCGCACCGAAGGTCTTGCCGAACAGCAGGATGTTGTTACCTGCCGGCGAGTCCTTGACTACTGCCCGGACCACATCGCTCGGGCAGTTGCCTTGCAGGACGTAGAAGTATGCCGTGCCGTCGGCGGTACTCGGACGCTCAGGGCAGTTGGGCACCGAAGCCACGATGAATACCGGCGCATCTTCGTCGGCAGAGTTGAGCTTGCCTTGCTCGATGGCCCCGGCGTCCGGGCCGTACATCCCAGTGCCGAGGATGAAGGAGACGAGCAAGCCATGCACGTTGGTAGTGTTATCGCTCATTGGGTAGTCCTCAGTCGATGATGTTGTTGGCGAAGTAGTGCAGGGTTGACCAGTGCAGCGGAGCATCCGGCCCACCGTCGGAGAGATCGCGCCACTCGACGTGGTAGTACAGCTCCGAGTCGATGTCCTTGTTGCGGAACACCTGATATGCGACAGGTGCGCCACTCTCCCGATCCCGGGACAGGTACACGCTACCTTCGGCGGCGAGGACGTGGCCGTACAGCAGGTCGTGCAGCTCCTCGTTGTACGTGCCCGGCACAGGCACGCCGTCGTCCGTGTCCGGCACCAGCTCATGGAACCACACCGTATCACCTGCGGTGTGCGGGTGCAGCCCGGTGTACGCGGCCACCGCTTGCGATAGCAGATCGTACCGGAACGCGCCCGGATAGCCCTCGTCATACGGAACCAGCCGCTCGACGAGCAGCCCGACCCCGCCAACTGCATCGGTGGTGGTGCTGGCGCTGGCCCGATAGCGATGCTTGTCGTGACGCTGGATGCTGAACACGAACGGCCAGTGTCCCGGCGTGACCGCAGCCCCGTCCGGTCCCCAACCGGGAGGCACGCCCATCCGACGTACCGTGTCCTCGATGTGCCGGCGCAGCTCGCGCCGCTGCTTGGCATTATACAGTGCCATGTGAATCCTCCTGTGCGCCTGTCTCAGCGCCGTTAGCATGAACCCAAGCTGCCCGTCAGGGTAGGAGTCAAACGCAGCGCTCGTGCCTGCTGCCGGCCCACCTCGTCGGCCACACTCAGCGGCCACGTCCCGGGCGCAAGATCGCGCTCCCGCTCAGCCCGAGCCAGCAGCCGGGCAATCTCGTGCGCACCGGAGACGGAGAACATGGGCGGCGTACTGCGCACGCCTCCGCCGCCGTTAGTCTCGATAGCCCACATGCCATTGCCGTAACCTACCACACGGTACGGCCATGTGTCACCGACGCTATGCCCACGCAGCCCGCCCTCGGTGGCAGAGTGGCCGGCAGTCTTGCTCACCGGACGCTCGATGTAGTGCGAAGGCTCGCCGCGCTTGCGCTGGATGATGCTGTCAACGATGCTCATGTTGTGACTCCCGGTATTCCCCACTCGATGAAGCACAGGATGACGAAGACTCCCAGCCAGCCTGCGATGTACAGGAAGAACGCCCAGTATGGGTGCCGATCTCCCCACTCATGGTAACGTGAACGCTTCCGCATCCTTGCCTCCCTCGATTAACGGCACTCTTGTTGAAGCCTACCCATCCAGCCACTCGCCATGCTCATCGACGTATGCGATGAGGTCGCGCTCGACGTGGCGGCCACCGGCTTCGGCCACCTCGATCATCTCGTCACGGATGCTGGCCGGCACGATGTACTTGTTGTCGTACAGCTTGCGCATCTTGACGCCAAAGCTCATGGGTTTATGCAGGTACGTATTCATGATTGCACCTATGAGATAGTGAAGTAGTCGTCGCCGTCGACGGTGTAGGACTCGGGCTCACTGCCGGCGATGGTCGGGTCGAAGCGGTGCCATTTGCCGGGCAGAAACTCAAGCTGTCCTTGCTCACGCCCGTCGGTGTACAGCAGGCAGCCGACATCATCCTCGCCCACAAACAAGACGGACTCTTGGCTGTACCGGCGGGCCAGCTCAGCGAACGAGGCCACATGATTCTCGGTCAGCACGTCGACCTCGACGAGGAACGAACGCTCACGCTGGCCACGGTACACACCAGTCACCTCACGGAATCCCTGAATGCCACCAGCCAGCAGGCTAGCAGTCAGGTCACGGCGCAGGAAGTGATGCACGTTGCGGTTCTGCTCCGGGCTGATGGTCGAGAGCTGGGCAGAGATGAGAACTTTGATGGTCATGGTCGTAACTCCAGTGTCAGTCAGTGATATAGCAGGCAGATCAAAGGATCGAGTAACATCCGAACCAATACAGGTGGTCATCGACGCGCAGCGCTACCGGCGTGCTGCGGTACATTCGGGTGACACAAACGGTGCCGCGTGGGTACTGGTACATGTTCACAAAATCTCTCATGGTATTAACTCCGCGTCAGTAGTGGCAAGTCACCACCCGCACCTGTGCACTCATGGAATGCACAGGCGGCTGGTCTCACTTGACACGACGAGCCGTGACGTACGTGTCGTCGTTTGGATACGTCGCTTGTTCTTGCCGCTGGCGTTCCTTGGCATCCTCGTACTCAAGATATAAGCCGAGCGATACCGGCGCAGAATACCGATCCATCTGAGATAATACCTCGTATACTACCAGTCCACCAGTATCGTTTGCATTGGACATGATACACCTCACAGATACGTATAGCGGACGACCCAATACCGTCCGTCATGGATGATGCAAGCCTTAACTCGCTCGGGTTGGAAGTGCAGCCAGACCAGGAACTGGGTGGCACCTGCCCAATGCAGATGCCAACGCTCCTCAGTCCAGACGCTACCCGTCATTGTGCCAAGCCGGACACGGCCCGGCGCACTGCGGCCAGCTTGTCGCTGTCCACGTTGTGGCGCTCGTCGCCAGACTCGGCCGCTTCGATCGCTTTCTTGAGCAGCTTGTCAAGTTCCTTGTCAAGATCGAACGGGCGGAACTTCTGCTCCGGTGCAAACTCCCAAGGCGCAATGCTCATGGCTTGGTCGATGTCAGACTCTTGCTCACGGTTGAACACCACACTCTTGCCGTCCTCACTCGGCGCAAACTTCCCGAATGCACACGCCCAGCCAATCACCGCATTGCGACGGGCAGACTTCGGCAGCGCCTCGATCAGCTTTTGTAGCAGCGTCACGTCGCCATGTTTGTCGGCGTGGTACAGACAGGACACTGCACACCGATGGATGTCGGCGTCCAGCTTTTTGCCACGGCCTTCGATGGACGAGATCAGTTTAGTTACTTCGGCAGCTTTCTCGATCAGTTTCATGATACACCTCGACGTTAGTGATTGCGCTGCACTTGGGCAGCAGACTTGCGCTTCGTTTCCTTGGCCTTCACCTTGACGGTACGGCCATTCCTCCACCCGTCGCCTATGGCGTGGGATTCCTTCTTCACCCCGGCCTGATTCATACGATCAAGCTCGGCGCGTCTCTCCGGCGTACCTTGCAAGCGAGCCCGCTTGTTTCGATCCGCTTCACACCGCTTGATACGCTTGGCAAATTGAGCCATGAGTCAGTCTCCCTGTCAGCTTGTCAAAACTTACAGATACAGCCGCCACAAAGGAAGTAGTACCTGTCAGCTTTGAGAAGCCGGGTCCATTCTCCCTGCATTACCGGGAACGCGACCTGATCGCTCGGCTTGATTCTTTCAGGGCGGCAAGCCTCAGCCCGCCCGTAACGTACTCACCCGTTACCTTGGTGCCTACCTACGTTTGCTTCAAGACTCCACCCGAGAGCTTTGCCTATCCACCGGCCTGTCTGCCGACGAGTCTTGCACTACTGGTGCGTCTCGCTTGGTCCTGCTCAGTTTGTACCCACATGGTAGTTTAGGATACCAACCTTGTCAAGCTCGATCATCCTGATCCGATTAGAACTGTCCATGTCCGCCTGACTCGCCTTCTACTCTAGTTCAGGTTGTCAAGGATTCTCGCTTTCTTGCCTAGCCTTGAATCAGCCTGTTTACAGTTTACTTCACTTCTACTGCTTTGTCAACCCGTTTGGTCTAGTGGGTCAAACTAGAAGTCTCCCTTTGTTATACACCGTCGAGACTTAACCGTGGTGCCGAGTCGAGCCGCTGGTGCGGACAGCCTCGCTTACATCTTACTTCAACTTCTCTTGCCTGTCAAGGCGGGTTCGGCTTCGGCCGTATCGGCTACTCCACCTCACCACACTACACTATGCAACCAGGACTAGAGTTTTTACGTCTTTATCTTTGACTGTACCTAGATGCTTCGCTTCGTGCTGCCTCGTGTCTCATATCCTAGCAGGTCTGTCTGTCTTGTCAAGGTCCCTATCTGCGATTCTTCTAGGTTCCTTACTTGCCTGTCCTGCTAGGCGTGTCTCATAGGTTACTAGCCGGTGGTCTGTCTGTCAAGCCTATCTGTCCATGTCTGTCTGTCCTATCCGTGTCCTTCCATCCGTCAGGATGTCTCAGGATGCCTCGTGGTGGCTCGCTGCCCAGTCTCATACGTATGGCATACGGTATGTGTCTGGTATCCGTCTGGCCAATCTGTCTGGCGACCATTGGGAGCAATAGATACGAGCGTTTCCTATCCTATTAGTGGATCGCCCGAGAATATCCAATGAAATGATATAGATACGGCCCCCGCATGCGCGTGTCCATGCGTCCGCGCGCGCATACGCCTAGAAGCGCCTATCAGGCCGTCTCACGGCTGTTCTCCCTGGCCCCTTGACCTTGCCCATCCCATGTGCTATCGTCGGTTGTGTGGAGTGGGAGACGTGCTGGCGAGCGATATTGAGCGCTGCGAGGCGAGCCAGCCCAGCGCCCAGCCGGCGGCCCCCTACGGGGGAGAGCGCTCAGCGCGGTCCAGAGGGAGGCCCCTCGCAATAGCGCATCAATTTTACGCCCAAGGCTTCCTCGGCCGCCACAAAGGGTGTAGTACCGGCTATATCGCCCGCACAGCTCGTGTGCCAGCCCGTGTAGCCCTTCCCTGGGCCTACCTACCGGCCCGATCTCACGCGTCTCTCAATGGCCTCTACGGCCCGTCTGACGCCACGCAGAGCGTGGCTAAGCCAAACTCCAGTGTGCCGACGGATGCTGGGTACCTTGCTGAGCGCCCAAATGGCGAAGGCGAGGTAGCATACGATCTCGGCGATGGTCAGAAACCACCACCAAGCACTACTCCACGCGAACTGCAACATAGCATTGCTCCTATAAGGCCCGTACAGGCCGTGTGAGAGGCGGTAGGGCTGGGCCATCCAACCCTACCGGGTCACTCCTGATCGTCCCGTGTGGCCTTGTTCTGGCCGTCTCCTGCCTCATGTGCGACCTGATCCCGGGATTCGAGCCATGCGCGCACGTCGAGGAGCTTGCCCTCGCAGGAATTGAGGGCTTCCTCGTACGAGATGAGGCCCTTGGCCAGCCCACCGGCCGTGCCAGCGTTGATCTGAGGGCTGGGGCACGGCCCGACCCATGACTCAGGGATGCGGGCTTCCTTGAACTCGGGGGCCAGTGCAGTTGACGTACTCGCACAGCCGGTCAGCAACATCGTCAGGAGTCCGAGTGTCAGCCCAGTCAGGGTGCTTGCTCTCGACTTCATCGTATCGTTCCTTGGCCTCGTCGGCCTGCCGGGCGAGCAGGTTGATCCGTGCGTCTCGCCGGGCTACTGCTTGTTGGAGATCGGATAGTTGCTGCTCGTAGTGGTCCGTCATGGACTCTTGACGCTTCTGCATGTCCTTGAGGTCTTGAGCCTTTAGGACCAGCTCCTCCTTGGTGTCGATCAGTCCCTTGGCTGTGAAGCCGAGGCTAATCACCAATAGGACGAGCAGGCCGATTGCGTACTTGAGCATAACGCTCCTCCCCGTAGTAGGCGATTTCCATTTGCCGTACCACTTCGTTATCCACCTCGTTGGTCGTTTGGGCAGCGAGCCATCGCAGGCTCTTGAAGGCTACCACCGCAACTCCCTTCTCGACGATCCGGGTGGAGAAGATCGTCAGGAGAATGCGGAACAGGGCGAAGCCGAACTTCGACCCGAGGCTAAGCAGGATTGCCATTGAAGATTCCTCGGTTGAACATGACGGCTGAGGCCGCTCGGCGGTTCACCAGCCCCTGCACCCGCTCTTTGTTGACGTACACCCAGCGCATGTACTGGTCATCAACGTCGTCGTAGTCTCCGCGATTCAGCACCTTGAGCAGAGTCGAGGTCTTGAAGGCGCGGATGCCGACGTTGAAGCAGAACACGACGAGGGCGTCGAACTGGAGCTGGGACAGGGCCACGGTGACGTAGCGGTTGACCGCGCTCTCGTACTTCGGAAGGTCGTAGTCGAGCAGCAGTTCGGTGGCCTGCTCCTCGGTGATCGTCATGCCGGGTTTGGCAGTCTCGATGTGTCCGTACCCGATGGTCCAGACGCCGCCGGAGTCCTTGTAGGCTCGGAGGCGAAGGCCCTCCCATTGTTTCAGGAGGGCCAGACCTTCCGGCGAGAACTCCATCTTCAAGTTCTCGTACATGATCGGTCCTTATACGGCGGTGAAGCCGGTGATGGTGTTGCCGGAGACGGCCACGGTGTAGTCCGTACCGCCCACGTTGACCACGTCGCCATCGGATACGACGGCTTGGTTGTCGGCGAGGCCGCCGTAGGGCGAGGCACCGGGCACGTTCGAGCGGCAGTCCTCGAAGAAGGCAGCCAGCTCAGTAGCACCGTCGGCCGGAGAGCCACGGCGGTCGGCTTGAATCTCGTGGTAGGAGATGGCACGTGCTGCCTCGCGGCGCAGGTAACAAGAGTTGTTGATCGGGCCGGGTGAGGCAAGATTCTCGATGCGCATTATCGTTTCCTTCGTTTGGGATTGGCTGATGCGAAGCGCCCGGTACGGCCCGGGTGCTGATGACGGTTGTGCTGGAGCGGATCGGCCGCCCACTTCTCGAACTCGCGACGGCGGATCGCCGCTTCTTCCTTCTCTTGGTCTTTCGCCATTGCGTTGACGAAGTACCGGCAGGCGGAGGCGAGAGCGTCGAGGCGATCATCGTGGACGAGCGCCCCACGGTCGCGGGTGACGTTGCATAGCTGGTGGGCTAGCGTGTACAGTTGGCGCTTCTCGGCGCTGACGTGCGTAGTGCTGTCCCAGTCTTGCAGGATCACGGACTCATCAACGATCAGGGAGCCTCGGGCCATGATCGGCTCAAGGGTGTCGATGATGCGGGTTTCCTTCTGCTGGCTGTTCCACTCGTCCTCGACGTTGCACTTGTAGTGCTGACGGAGGATGGGCAGCCAGACCTGAATGAAGGCACCGTAACCCATGTTCTGCTCGACGCGGATAAGGTTGGGCTTCCACTTCGCCGCGAGCTTGGCGAGGCGAGTCAGGCGTTCCTTGTCGTAGCCACCGGGTACGCCGCCGACCGCTCGGACGAACAGCTTACCATTGAGGTGGTCCACGATGGCGTACGCTGTCTCGTCGCCGTTCTTGCCGCCGCCGGCAGGGTCGATGAACATGAGCCGAGTGAAGGTGTCGGATAGCTCCTTGCCTACCTCGTGCGGTGCCATGACATCGAACTGCTGATGGCCGACCTGATAGCTGCGCCGGAACTCCGCCGACATGCCACGTTCAACGACGAGCGGCAGGCGGTCGTTGAGGTTCATGACGACGAGAGCGATGGGCTTGAGCGGGTAGCGCTCGGCGTCGGCCAGCTTGGTGTTCAGCATGTACTGGAGCTGGAAGCTGGACGGGCCTTGGTCGCGCTCTTTCTTCTGTAGGAACTCCTCGTCTTGGAGCTTAGGGTCGACGGGCTGCCCTTGATCGAGCGCGAGGCCGCCACCGGACTGGAGCCCGGGGTTGCTGGCGACGCGGCGCTTGATGATCGGGGCGAGCATCCCGCCGTAGTTCTGCATCTGCTCGTCGGTCGGGTATCGGCCGGTCCAGATACGGACGGCGAAGCCACGGCCGGGCAGCGTGTTGTAGATCGAGGCATCGGTCTGCGGCGTCCCGAGGTACACGATCCGGCCAGTCTGGCAGATCGAGGAGAACTCGCGGGTCAGCCCGAGCAGCACTTCTCGCTGCCCCGGCGTCCGGGCGTTCTTCGGGGATTCCACGTCGTCGGCGATCAGAAGGTCGGCACGCTTGCCCGGCAGGTTGCCGGTGATGCCGACGCACGCCACGCTGGGCGACTTATCGACGCCTTTCAGCTCGCCGTACACGTCGAATGCCTCGGTGCTGACCCGGTCGCCCCGGTTACGGTCGGGGCGTAGGCAGGCGAGGCAGGGCATGTGCAGGATCAGCCGGGTGACGAGGGTGGCGATCTCGTTCGCCTGTGTGCCACCGGCTGACACGATGAGAACTCGGAACTTTGGGTCGTGGATCAGACACCATACAGCGAAGATTGCGGTGATCGTGGACTTGGCCTGCCCGCGCTGGGCCTGCACCATGAGGTAGTGCGGCCCGTACTGGAGGTAGCCCCCGATGTCTTCCTGAATCTCGGTCGAGTCGAACCCAAGGAACTCCATACAGTCCCGAAGGAAGGTGACGAACTCCTTGTAGTGCCCTTGCAGCACCATGAGGAGCTGAATGCGTTTGCGAAGGTCCATGTCAGTGCGTCATCCCATAGGTTGCGCCCTCCATCGCTAGGTCTGCGTCCTCGGCGGAGAAGCCTCGGGCTTTGGCCCGGCTGCGCAGGGCCTCCTTGAGCTGGGCGACTTCATCATCGTCGTCATCGACGGCTGCGATGTTGTTGTCCTTGAGGAACTTGGCGATTACCGCCATCTGCGGAGCAGACAGCGAGGCCGGAATCTCCTCGCCCTCCTCGTTGGTGCTCGGTTCGAGAAGGGAGAGCAGGTATTCGGTGAAGATAGCGTGAAGCTGGCCGAGCTTGTCACTCGTCGCTGCCATGATCTTTCTCCCTTGCTCGTTTGGTGTTGACGCGAATCTCCTTCCGTCGCTTGATGCGCGGAGTAATCCAGCGGTCCTTGATTAGAAAGTAGATTTGAAGTAAGGTGTACACGAGAGTCGCTACCACGAGGATGTCGGGTAGCGGAATCCCGAATACAGTGATGCCCCCTGCCGCGATGGAGGGGGCCAGCTTAGAGGCAGCCGAAGTAACCCCCTCCATCTGCGTAGACATCATGCCTCCTTGTTGTTATAGGATATGACCACCGAACCAGCTAGGCACAGTACCGGACGTGTTAGCATGGATAGTCACTTGGCCGGCTTGGTAAACCGCCATACGATCACCGGCATTCATGTAGATGTACACCTCGATACGGGCAGAGGTATACGTGTTCCCGCCGTTGAGGTCGGCACCGCCCGGAGCAAAGCCTTGCGGGCCGCCCGGCTGGGAACCACTACCATCCATGCGCACACCATTCTTCATGAACCCGAAGTTCGCGGCTTGGTCGTTATTAGGGCGACGCATTAACTGCGCAAAGAAGTAGTACATCCCTGCGATGGGTGCAACGAACTCGTGGTTAGTACGGTCGAACAGAGAATCAGGATACCACCAAGATGTGTCGTGGCCCGAGAAGTACGTATCCTGCGCCAAATCCGTCCAGCTAACCTTCGTGTTGCCTGTACCAGTAGTCTGTACTATAGTCTTAGGAACTTGGAAGTACAGTGCTTGGTTAACGGGCGTGCGGGTATAGCCGCCAACTAGCTCTTTGCGAGCGTCTATCTCAGTCTTGGTGTAGTACCGAGAGTCGTGGTCCCCGCTGGTCTTATGTGTAGCCAGTGCTTGTGAGGCAGAAGCTACCGCAGAACTGACTGCCTTGGCAGTTGCTGCTACTGCGGAGCTGGTGCTGCCTGTGCTGTCTGAGAGCTGGACGATACCAGCCGTGTTGGTGGTCGCCGTCGGCAGCTCGCTCTCGCGGAGATACTGCGGGTGCGGATCGGTCGCGCCTTCGTGCGTCGATACCGCGTTAGCAGCCGAGGCGCTGGAGATTGTGGTGGCCTGTGCGTTCGTGGTCAGCTCGCCAGAGGCGGAGCCTACGTTGTAGCTCGCCGCCTCACCCAGCCCCGAGGTCAGGGCGTACTGCGGGTGCGGATTGCTGGCGTTGGTGTGCGCAGTGACGGCGTTGTTCACGACCGACGTGACCCGAGAGTTGGTGGTCAGCTCTCCTGTTGCGATCCCGACATCGTAGGCGGCTGCTCCGCCGACTTCTTCTGCGGTGAGGTACTGCGGGTGGGGGTCGGCTGCCGCTTCGTGGTCGGCAATTCCTTGCCCAACGGCAGATGAAACTTCACTCGTTGAGAGGACATCGAGGTTGCTCCGGGCTACGATGGCGTCGTTGACATCGCTGAGGTTGTTGGACCCAAGCATCAGGTCGCTGGTGTCGCCACCTGAGAGCTGGTCAACGCGGTACGAGAGGTCGTCCAGCTCCGCTTGGAAGGTCTGCACGTCGTCTGCCACGGCTACAGCGTCCGCCGCGTCACTGGCTGCCGCGTTGGCGGTGCTGAGGGCGGTG